CACGCTTGCCTTCCGCGTCAGTGCCGTTCACGTACAGGTACTCGCCTTCCGTAAACCGCCACGGTCCCGGCGTGTGCTGCATAACTGTCGGTTCAACCGGAGCCCCAACGGCTGCCAAGGTCTGTTCCATCTTCCTACTCCTGTGCGGGCCGTTGTGGCCCGGTTAACCTAGCGTTAGCCAGCACTATCCACGCGCCGTGGCGCGCTCCCAGATGGTGTCCAGTGTCTCGATTTGCTTCGGGCTGGGCCGGCGACCTTCGGCAAGTTGCCGCTGCAGCGAGTCCACGAAACCGCATTCCCAATCGGATAGCTTCTCGCTTCGTTTTTCGCAGTCTTCCAGCAGCGTCAGGTATTCGTCGGCCCAGGTTGCCATAGCTACCTCAGAAGGTGGTGGGTTGCGCGATGGCGCGAACCCATGAAAGTCTCTGCCTGCGAATCCAGCCTTCGCGCTCAAAGTGCTCGGCTTGATCGTTGGCCTTTTTCAATGCTTGGGTCAGCCTCTCAATTTCGTCGGCGGCTTCGTTGCACACTTGAAGCTCTTTGCCGTACCGATACAGTCTGCTGATGAGGTCTGTCATGGTGCTGCTCCTGAAATGCCCATGATGGGCGTCCGAAGGACGGCGCGCAGCCGACAAACCACCCGCGCCGGGTGGCGTCGTACCACCACCAGAAGCCGAACTCATATTGCGGTTTAGTGAAGTCGGTCATTTCTGCTCTCCTGTGATGCCGTGGGCGCGCTCGATGGCGCGGGCGAACACCCGCAGCTTTGCTCTCACGAAGTCGGAGAGCAGCACCTCCGGCCAATCTGACTCCCATAGCCTGTTGCTGATCTGTTCATCGCTCAGCGGCTTGCGCTGTACCGGCTCCGGCCGGCAGTACCCTCCGGCACCGCACTCTCCGCCGTCATCTGGGCAGCGCATGGGCTGCTGCGGTGCGGCGGCGCTTTGGGCTTCGTTCATGTCTCAGTCCTTTCATTCACCAGAATCGCATTCCACGCGGCAATCAACGCCGCCTCAATATCGGGCAGTCGATCGCGCAGTTCCTCGGGCTTCAGGCTGTACGCCATCAGCCGGAACCACATGCCGTTCGCCTCACCAGTCACGTCAACCTCGCAGCTTTCCCACGCGCCGCTCGGCGTCGGTGCGCTGGCGTGCCGAAACAGGTGCGGCCTTACGACAATCTGCATCGGCTTGCCGTCGTTGCACTCGCACTCGCGGGCCGGTAGGGTGCTGCGACGGTAGGCGTACCAGTTGCAGTCGTTGTCGCGGCGAATCATGTCTTGTGACGCGCGAAAGCCTTGCTCAAGCAGCCATTCGCGCAGGGAGTCGAGGCCGTGGAAGGTTGTCATTTGAGCGCCAGCCTATGCCCGGCCACCAGTGACACCCCAGGCACCACGGCACCGGCAGTGAGCGCAGCCTTTAGCGCAGCCTTGTCGGGCTCGGTCTTGTTGACGGTGGTTCGCACGTATTCGGCCGGCAGTTCGATGCCGTCAGCAATCACCACGGCAGGCGGCTTCTTCGCCACCTTCGCGGCCCATTCGTCGGTGCTGATCTCGCCCATGCCGGTCGCTTCCATAGCGCGCAAAGCGTATTCTCGCAGCCACTTGACGCGGTTGTCGATGCTTTCGGCGCGCTCCTTCATGCGCTTGCTTGCCGCAGCGGCGCCGGTGGCTTCGATTTCCAGATCGAGACTGTACGCAATGACGGCGCGCAGCTTGTCCTGTAGCGCGCCCTGCATGCCGTCGAGGGTGTCGGCATAGGTCTGCGCGTCTAGGTCTAACGCATTGAGTGCGTCCAGGTCGGCGCGATACGATGAGACGACTTCGTATAGGGCGGTCATGCTTCGTCTCCGATGCCGTAGTGTCTTTCTATTGCGCGAACCACGCAGCGGACCTGAGCTAACAAGTCGCCAGCTTGGATCGCATCCATGCAATCTCGCTTGATCCAAAGCTCGGTAATCTGGGCATCTGTCAGAGGCGTTATTGCGGTGTGACTTGATGGATCACCGTCTTCATCAAAGAACACGGAGCGAGTCGCCCATGCGTTGACTATCACGTCGTCGCTCCTTCCCGTCGCTTGCCGGCCGCGCGAATCGCAACCCACGCTTCCCGGTCTTTGACTTCCTGCGCCGCGGCCAGGCCATCGGCAACCATCGCAGGGAATGATTCATCGTCGCACTGCTCAATAGCCTGCAGCCAGTCGGCCAGCGTGTGCGGGTCCATGCCGCGGATGACTTCGTGCGTTTCAGCATCGGCGTCAGGAGTGCCTTCGGTGGGGATGGCGAAGGTCTGGAAAGCAGCATATTTGTACGCTGCCGACATTGCCTTGTTCGTGGCCTTGTCGCCGCTGTCCATAGCCTCACCGATCATGCGCGCTGTGGTCTTGCTGCCGTCTTCGGCGCTCACGAAGTCAAACTCGGCTTCAATGACGACATAGAACAGGGCACCGCCGGACTTGCTGCTGCGTTCGGTACAGGTGCGGCTGATGACGCGCGGGATGATGACGAGGCCATGCTTCGCCAGCAGCGGCGACAGCGCATTGAGCACGTCGTCGATGCCGCGGAACTTGAACCCGGCGCCTTGTGTGTTCGTGCGGTTCTTTGCAATGCCGACCTGTGACAGATCGGACTGCACCGCGTTGATTGCTTGATAGACGTTCAAAATGGTGCTCCTTGCACGGCGATGCGCCATGCGGTCTTGAGTGCGTAGCCGGCCGGGTGCGCCTTGCGGTACAGCCTGTAGACGGATATGAATTCGCGCAGCATGGCTACCACCAGATGAGGTATGCCGCAGCCGCACCAGCCGCGATGATTCCCCACGCGACGACGACATACGGCATGCCGTGCGTCAGTCCTTCGAGAGCGCCGAATTCAGAATCATCGTCGTCAAGCTCGCTGGCCGCGTGAGCCGCTTCATAGCTTGCGGGCCGGTAGTCCATCGGCGGGTGTTGCCGGCGCGGCATCACCATCGTGTCGGGGAAGTCGGTTTCGGTCATGTCAACTCCAGAAGATGAGTGCGGACAGGAAGGCGATGAACAACAGCAGCGTCACCCACTCGGCAGGGTGCCACTCGGTGCGCCGGCTGCGGTTGAACTTCGTGGTCATTGCTGCTTCCCCTTCTTGACTGGCTTGTCCAGCAGCCAACCGCGCGAGGTCTTGCGAACCACGCCAACGGCGCGGCGCCATTCGCGCTGCAGGTACTCTGACTCAGGGAACAGCCACGCGGCGCGGTCGTGCTGCTGCTGCGGTGCTGGGTTCATTTCGCCCTCGCTTTCAGCATGGAGTCGGCCAGGATGTAGGCTTCAATCGCAATGCCCTCTTGCGGCGTTGAGGCAATGCGTGGGGTGGTGTGCTGGCCTGCACAAATGGCAGCAATCAGCGGCGGCATAGCATGCGCAGCGAAGTAGTCGCGCAGCGTCATGCCGGGCTCGGGGTACGGGTATCCCACCGCAATGCCCGCCGCAGTGTCTTGCGGTGGCATCAGCGGGAACGCCGCCCCGCCGTCGTCGCGCGGATTGTCTTGACCTGGGATGTCGCGCGCCGACACTCCGGGCGGCATGTTGAAGCCACTCATCGCTCACCCATCCCGCCGCAGTCGCGGCACGTAGAGCCATCGAACATCCCCTCACCGCTGCCGTTGCAAGTCGGGCAGATGCCGACTTCATAATCGTCGTCAAGCTCTGGCTCGGGCTCGTACTTATCTTCGGGCGCATCATCCCAATCGAAAGCGCGGGCCAGTGGCGGCGGCGGGTTCTTCGGGTAGGGCTTGATAGGCCAGGGCAGATTGCTCATGCTGCCTCCTTGCTGACTTCATCGGTCGCCAGCGTCACCACGTCGGCCTGCGGCACGTCGGTGGTGATCGTCAACACGAAGTCGCCGTAGCCGTAGCCTTCGCGCTTGATCTCAGTGACGCGGACATAGTCCTCGCCATCCTTGCGGGCCGCGTTCAGCGTGCCTTCGATGGCCTGGCAGATGGCGTGATCGGTCAAGGTCAACTTGCAGAGTCCGGGGAAATTCATCTTGCACTCCTGACACCGTCAATGTGCAGTGCCTGACCTGTACTGTAAACACTTGCAGGCGTTTGTGCATTGGAATTTTGTATCGCGTTCTCCAAATTGATAGCCACATTCAATGCACGAATGCTGCAAATGCGTACAGAATCAGCGGCATGGAAAAGCTAACCGACGTGCAGGCAAAGGTGCTGCGATACGTCAAGAAGTCGCAGGCCGAAAAGCAGTCGCCGCCTAGTCGCACAGAGATAGCGAGGCACTTCGGATGGGCCAGCGCAAACGCTGCGCAGGACGTGCTGAAAGCGCTGGAAAGAAAAGGTTACGTCAGGTTATCGGCTGGCGTTGCGAGGGGCATTTATGTGCTGTAGTCGCGCCGAAGCGCCAGTGAGGACTACTCCACCCGCACTGGCCGGCGCTTTGGGGCGGTGCGTCCGAGCTGGGCGCGTAGACGGGTCGGGCACGATCCGAACGCTTCTTTTTTGATCAACGGCCCGGGATTCATCTATTAGCAGTAGTGGAGTCGCGTGGGGACGCGCTCGGGCCACCTACAAGGAGAACGAAGTGAGTGATTACAACCAATACATAGTGCAAAAGCTATCGCGCGTGCCTCCTACGGGAATCGTCGATAACGCATACGTGCCGCGCGGCCTGTTTGACCATCAGACAGCGCTTTACAAGTGGGCCTGCAGGCGCGGTCGCGCTGCCATCTTCGCAGATACGGGGCTTGGTAAAAGCCGGATGCAGCTTGCATGGGCGGAAGCGGTCCGGCGCCACACTGGCAAGCCGGTATTGATCCTGGCGCCATTGGCTGTTGCGCCGCAGACGGTTCAGGAGGGGCGCGAGATCGGCATTGAAGTGACACACTGCCGCGATGGTGCGGAGACGGTCGGATGCGGGATCGTCATCACGAACTATGACCGGCTGCATCGGTTTGATCCTTCGATGTTTGTTGGCGTGGTGCTCGACGAATCAAGCTGCATCAAGCACCACGATGCCAAGACGCTGCGCACGCTGCTGACGTCGTTCCGTGATACCCCGTTCAAACTGTGCGCAACGGCGACACCAGCGCCGAACGATTGGACCGAACTCGGCACGCATGCCGAGTTCCTGGGGGTCTGCACACGAGCCGAGATGCTGGCGGAGTACTTCACGCACGACGGCGGTGACACCAGCGTCTGGAGACTGAAAGGCCACGCGCGGCACATCTTCTGGCAGTGGGTGAGCCAGTGGGGCGCGATGGTGCGCAAGCCATCCGACCTGGGTTTTGACGACACCGCCTATGCGCTGCCGCCGCTGCACCTGCATGAGCACACCGTGGCGACAGAGATGCCGCTGAACGGCATGCTGTTCGCTGCCGAAGCGCAGACACTGAGCGAGCGGCGAGACGCGCGGCGCATGAGCACCGAAGACCGCGTGCGGGATTGCGCCGCCATCGTGAACCAAGACGCTGCCCAGCCGTGGGTTGTCTGGTGCGACCTGAATGCCGAAGGAGACGCACTCACCAAGGCCATCAACGGAGCGGTGCAGATCGCAGGCGCCGACAGCGTGGAAGTCAAGGAGCAACGGCTACAAGACTTTGCCGCTGGCCGGTTCCGGGTGCTGGTGAGCAAGCCGAGCATCTGCGGCTTCGGGCTGAACTGGCAGCATTCCGCGCGCATGGCGTTCGTGGGCGTGACTGACAGCTTCGAAGCGTATTACCAGGCCGTGCGTCGATGCTGGCGGTTCGGACAGAAGCGCGACGTTCACGTTCACGTCTTTGCATCAAGCAGCGAGGGCGCGGTGGTGGCGAACCTCAAGCGCAAAGAACGTGACGCGACGGCGATGGCCGAGAGTCTGAGCCAAGAAACCCGCGATGCCGTGATGCAGGAAGTAACAGGCACCACGCGGCAGACCAATATCCACAACGCCGGCCAGCGCGTGACTGTGCCGTCATTTTTAAAGGAAGCAGCATGAACTGCATAGATCAGATCGTGACCGACCGCTATGCCGCATATCACGGCGATTGCGTGGAAGTATTGAAGGGCCTGCCTGACGAGAGCATCGGTTACTCGATCTTCTCGCCGCCGTTCGCCAGCCTCTACACATACAGCAACAGTCCGCGCGACATGGGCAACGTGCGCGACGATGCCGAGTTCTTTGCGCATTTTGACTTTCTCATTGCCGAGCTGCGCCGCGTAATGAAGCCAGGCCGGAACATCAGCTTTCACTGCATGGACATGCCGAGCAGCAAGGAGCGCGACGGCGTGATCGGACTAAAGGATTTCCCGGGCGAACTGCTGCGCGCCTTCCAGCGGCACGGCTTCATCTTTCATGCGAAGGTGACGATCTGGAAAGACCCAGTGACAGCGATGCAGCGCACTAAGGCGCTGGGCCTGCTGCACAAGAGCGTCAGAGAGAACGCCGCCATGTGCAGGATGGGCATACCGGACTACCTGATCACGGTGAGGACGCCAGGAGAGCAAGAAGAACGTGTGACGCACGGCGCCGAGTTCCCGGTGGACTTATGGCAGAAGGTCGCCAGTCCGGTCTGGATGGATATCAACCCGAGCGATACCCTGCAGTTCCGAAGCGCACGCGAGCACGACGACGAACGGCACATCTGCCCGTTGCAGCTTGACGTGATACGCCGTGGCGTGATGCTTTGGACAAATCCGGACGACATCGTGCTGTCGCCATTCATGGGCATCGGCAGCGAGGGATACGTGGCTCTAGAGATGGGCCGCAGGTTCGTCGGCGCCGAGCTGAAGGGAAGCTACTACCAGCAAGCAGTGGCTAATCTTGCCGCGGCGATTGCCAAAACAGAAGACTTGTTCGCAGCATGAAATTCAGCATCGACTGGCCCCCCGGCTTCACCAGCCGCATCGTCGTGGACCCGAAGACGAAGCGATTTGAGACTCCGTATGCTGCGGCGCAGCGCTGCCGAACCGGCGGCGGATTCGACGTGCACACGATCAGCCAGCCGGGCAACGTCGAGTTTGTGCAGCGTGGCCCGGTCAAGATGATGAGGAAGCCATGAGCATTATTTATACGTGTGCGACGTGCAAACAAGCCTTTGCAGGTACTCCGGCCATGAGCAACGGAGCCGGCAAATTCTGTGCGTCATGCGATTCCGTGCGCAGAGAGCGAATGATCCAAGGAACGCGTGCTCGGTACGCGGCGCTTGGCGATGATTGCCTTTACTGCGGAGCTAAGGGTCCACACGGCACAAAAGACAAGCCGACGCGAGTGTGCAAGCGGTGCGACGACGGTCGTGATTGGTTGCTATCCTGCATCAGGCATAGCGACAAAGTGGTTGAGTACGTCACAAAAACAGAAACCAAGGAAAAAGACGCACGGCAAGCGCGACAGGCGGAAGAAGCTAGGCTCCGACTTCAAGCTGCGGACACAGCAGTTCCAGCGCAGCAAGAACCAGACACGAAGACGCAAACGCGGCTTGATCGTCTTGAGGCCATGCTTGAAAAACTGACATCGGCGTTGGGTGGTGTATGACCCGCCGATACGTCACCCAAGGCCGCATCCTCATTGCCGAACTGAAGCAGCGGCCGATGACCTACGCGCAAATGCTGCGCTTCGGGCAGGGCAACTCTCCGTGGAAGCGGGTGGCCGAGTGCCTGCGTGAGGACGAGAAGCTGATCAAGGGCAAGCACGCCAGCGGGTCCGTGACGTGGGCAGTGCGGACGGTGCGGCCGACAAAGTGGACCGCTTGACTCTGCGGCTGGCGCTGCTATCATGTGTTAACTGTTAACCGGGGTTGCGTGTGGCTGGATTCTTCACCAAATTGGACGCAGGCATCACGGATTCAACCATCTGGCATCAACCAGATCACACGCGATTGACGTGGATAACGATGCTGGCAATGGCCGATCAACACGGCTACGTCGGAGCTTCTATTCCCGGCCTAGCGTCGCGTGCTCGCGTACCGATTGAGTCCTGTGTTGCCGCGCTGGAATGCTTCAAAGCTCCTGACGAATACAGCCGCACCAAAGACCATGACGGACGGCGCATTGCTGAAGCCGATGGGGGATGGGTGCTGCTTAATCATGCCAAGTACCGGGCGGCACAGAGCAAGGAAGCGCGGCGAGAGCGGTCGCGCATCGCAATGGCAGAGCTGAGGGCCAGGCGCAAGGCTGAACAGACACAAGGTATTAACGGTGATCAATCGTTAACCAAGTTACCACAAGCAGAAGCAGAAGCAGAAGCAACAAAAACACTAGAGGCTACGCCTCTTGTCGTCTTGCCATCGGCAAAACGACTTCCGGCATGCCCGACGGATGAAATCGTGAGCATGTATCACGCAAAGCTACCGATGCTTCCAAGAGTCGAAGTTGTCAACGATGGGAGGAAGCGTGCGCTGTCTGCGCGCTGGCGTCAGATACTGACGGACCCGGATATTGCGAAGAGCGAGAAGCCGAAGGAAGAGGGGGTTGAATGGTTCGCGTGGTATTTCGACCATGCTGCAAAGTCATCATTCCTGACGGGCAAAGCCAAGAACTGGCGGGCCGACTTTGATTTTCTGATCAACCCGCAAAAGTTCGTGAAGGTTGTCGAGGGCCACTATCACAAGGAGTAGGCGTGAGTCTAAGAAGCGTTCAAACCAGAGAGCCTGACGAGCCGAAGCAAAGCGGGAAGTGCATCGCGCATGGTTGTCCGCTTCCGGGATCAGTCAGCCACGACGGATCACGGTTTCTGTGCAGCCACCATGCGTGGGCAGACTCCGAGAAGTGGCAAAGCATCACGCGCGGAATCCGTGAGCATGATTGGTTGACGGGCTTCATCTGCGACATATGGCCCGGAAAACTGAGCCGCGAGTGGCGTGAGTACGCGACCAAGTTTTGGGAAGCGGCCGAGCCGTTCATGGTGCCGGCAGAGTCGGAAACGCAAGTCATGTATCTGTACCGGCTGCACTTGTCTCTGGCGCATCGCGTGGGCGCTAGGGCTGACGCACCGAAAATTCTCAAGCCAGCGGGTGCCGATCTGCCAAAGCGGAAAGGCACGCTAGGCGCAATGCTGGATTTCGCATGAGAAGCGACGGCACTCAAGTCGAGCGCCTGGCAGACGTGATCACGCTGCTCAAGCGCCAGCCGTACACGGCCTCGGAGTTGGGCAAGCGGCTCGAGGTGAAGGCCAGCACGGCGCGGCGCTGGTGCGAAATCCTGCACTACAAAGGGCACGTCACATGGCGACCGACGACAGTTCGCGGGCAGCAGGCGAGAGCATGGGAGTGGGCATGAGCGACTTTTACAACCCGCAAGAACACCGCAGAGCACGCAAGGCCCACAGATGCACCTATTGCGCAGAACCGATCAACGTGGGAGATACCTACGTGCATCAGACAGGCGTTTATGACTGCCATTGGTACACGTCAAAGATGCACCAGGAGTGCTTCGAGGACATGTGCGATGGAGATGGAGAATACACGCCATACAGTAACGAACGCCCGGAAGTGCAGGAACTGGAACGCACGGCATGAGTCACGACCGCACCGACACCATTCGCCTGCCGCCTGACGTGTCCCGCTGCGAACCGTCAGGATCGTGCGTGGTCCGCGGCACCTGCGCCCGGTATCAGGCTGCATATCCGCAGTACGGCGGAAGCTGCACGGACTTCTCGCTTGACGCGAACGGCGGCGGCACTGTGCTCTGCGCCGGGTATCTCAACTCGCACCAGTACCGCAACCTGCCGATACCGATTGCCAGGCCGCGACACTTTGGGCCGCTCGAATGAAGCCGCTTGACCCGCAAAAGTCGCTAGAAGCGATGCACGCCACCGGCCCGTTGCTGGCGCAGGCCAGGGCGGATCGGGTGTACGCGGAGGAATACCGCAAGAGCCTGAAGGCGATACTGATGAAAGAGCATGCAGCGCTGCCGGCCGTGGCGCAGGAACGTGAAGCCTACGCAGACCAGCGCTATCTCGCTCACCTAGAAGCGCTTAAGGTGGCAGTCGAGGCCGAAGAGGCGGCACGCTGGCGCATGGTGACGGCGCAGGCGGCGGTGGAGGTATGGCGGAGCATGGAAGCAAGCAATCGAGGAATGGACCGAGGAACCAGATGACGAGAAAACGAAGGCCGACGACGATCAATTACCTGTCGGTGGCGGCACTGATGCGGGCGCTGCTTGACGGCCCTGCAACGGTCAAAGACCTGATGCACGAATCCGGGTTGAGCGCGTGCACCTGCCGGCGGTACGTCAACGCACTGCGCAAGGCGCGCGTGATCCACGTCAAGCTGTGGGATGTCGATTCCTACGGCAAGCGCTCGTTGGCAAGCTATGCGATAGGGGACAAGGACGATGCACCACGGACGCCGAAAAGCAACGCCGAGCGCGAGGCGGCGAGGCGCGAGCGGCTGCGGCAGAAAAACCGCACCCGGCGCATCAATGGGATCGTGCAGGCAAGCGTGACAGCATGAATATCAAGACGCTGCACGATATGCGACTGGCGATGGGCTTCTACGCCGTGCCGTGCGATGGCTGCACGCTCTGCTGCCACGGTGACGCGATACGGATACTGCCGCACGAGGACGCCGGCCGATGGCAGACCGAGCCGCACCCGTACATGGCTGGCGCGCTGATGCTGGCGCACAAGGCGAACGGTGATTGTGTGTACCTTGGCGACGGAGGATGCACGCGCCAAGCAGACAAGCCGCAGCAGTGCCACGAAATGGACTGCAGGAACATTGCGCAGGCGTTTACGAAATCGCAGGCGAAGCAGTTGCACGCCAGAAACGCCAGAAACGCCATGAAGATAGAGATATGGCGGCGCGGGCATGAATTGATGCGCCAGAAAATGATTCAGAAATGAGACGTGCAGCCCGGGTCGATGCCACGCAGGCCGAAATCGTGGCAGCACTCCGGGCCGGCGGCGCTTATGTGTGGATATCGGGATTACCCCTAGACTTGATCGTCGGATTCCAGGGCAAAACCGCTCTTGTGGAGTGCAAAACGAGAATTGGACTCCGCAAACCGCGGCCAGCAAAGTACACAGCGCTGCAAACGGCATTCATGCGCGAGTGGACAGGAGACACTGTTGCAACCGTGACCGATGCGGAAGGCGCAAGGCGACTTTTGGAGGTGATGCGTGATAAGTGAGCGACTACTAACTCCGGGTCAGGAAGGATCGGATGAGGCGCTAGCTATCGTGCGAATGCTGTACGTCACGACACCAGCCGGCGGCAGTCTGCTGCCCGACATCTGCGGGCACTTGGCAATGAGCCAGCCGGTAGCCAAAGCAGCGCTCAAGGGTCTATATTCACGCGGCAGGGTGTGCACCGACGGGCATGGGATGGGCGCGCGGTGGGTGATCAAGGTTGCAGAATGAACGAAGCGGTTCATAATTCGACCGCTATGGCTGAATTAAATTCAGGAGTGAAAAGGTCGCGCGGCAGGCCGAAAGGCGCAAAAAGCCGTTTGCCGGCCGAGGCCAAGGAAGTGATCGCAGCCGCCGCCGCGTGCCTGGGCGGGACTGAGCGTTTGATTCTTTGGGCGAAGGAAGACCCGAAGAACGAATATGCCTTCTGGGCGACGATTTATCCGAAGCTGCTGCCGCTCACGGTGAACGCAAACGCGACGATTACAGTGCAGCGAATCCAGCGCCTGATCGTTGACCCGAAGTGCGAGACCTGAAGATAAAGACGGCGCGGGCATTCGTTCCGCTACTTCAGCCATCTCGCTACAAAGCCGCACACGGCGGGCGCGGATCAGGCAAGTCGCATTTCTTCGCTGAGAAACTGATCGAGGATTGCATAGCCGAGCCTGGCGATTCAGGCGGGCAAGGCATGCGGGCCGTCTGCATTCGTGAAGTGCAGAAAGACCTTGCGCAGTCTTCAAAGCTGCTGATCGAAACGAAGATTAAGGCGATGGAGCTAGGCGAGGCTGACGGGTTCAAAGTGTTCCGCGACGTGATTCAGACACCGGGAGACGGGCTGATGATCTTCAAGGGCATGAACGATTACACGGCCGACAGTATCAAGTCGCTAGAGGGTTTCAAGCGCGCATGGTGGGAAGAAGCGCAGACGGCGACTAGCCTAAGCCTGGAACTACTGCGCCCAACGCTTCGTGCCGAGGGCTCGGAGATATGGTTTAGCTGGAACCCGCGGCGCAAGATCGATCCTGTCGATCAGATGTTTCGCAGCGCG